ATAATATCTCCAGCAGCATCCACTGTCATATCACCAGAAGATAGTGCTATAGTTGTACCGTCTATGTTAAAGTTATCTATATCAATACCAGCGTCAGCAGTAATCTTACCAGTAGAGGTAAGTGTTCCACCTACGGCTGTATTACCACTAACGTCCACCGCACCATTTATATCTACAGTTGTTGCATTTATTTCTATCTCAGTATCTGATACTAAGTCTAATACACCATCAGCAGATTGATGTATGTAAGTACCGCTATCTCCAAATTGTAGCTGATTAGTGCTGTTTAGTAGGACACCTGTATCTGCTACGTGAGTTAGTGTAACATCCTGATCATCGCCTAAATTAATTACTGCACCATCAGCAAGGAACAGATCACTAAACTCTAAGGATGATGTACCTAATGATGCACCGTCAGAAGCGTCAGGAACAAATGCAGTTGTAGCAGTCACTGTTGTACCTTCTAATGTACTAGATCCCGTAAATGCACCCGTAACAGCTAATGTACCAGCCACGGTAGCATTCTCCATTCTAGTTGTACCTGCTGAATGTATATCTTTAAACTTTAATGACGTAGTGCCTAAATCTATGTCATTATTAGTTATAGGAACTATCGCACCATCTTGAATACGAACTTGTTGAGTAGCAGTAGAACCAACCTCAGTATAAAACTCAATGTGATTATTTGATGTATCTATCAATACAGCATTCTTTTGGTCTGAGTCGGCTATACGATCTATTGGTGGCCCTTCTGCTGCCGTACCATCGTGTGCATGACCCGTAGAATTGTTGAAGGCTGCTAGTACTTGGTTTAGTTCTGCGTTAAGTGGGGCTGCTGATATAACCTCACCACTAACTATCTGAGCTGCTGATTGTCTAGTATATCCTGCCATTATCTGTATCCTGCATCCTGATATGTTATGGAAAACCCACTAATGCTGTAGGGTGCTTGGGTTCCTGTTGATGTTATAATTAGAGAAATTGCCCTACCCGATCCTTGAATATTAGTTTCTAGTACGGGGCTAGTTGACCCGTCATATCTAAATGTAGCATCGAATGTGCTACCCGTAGTTGTATACCTAGCCAACGAACCTGCTGTCGTTATGGAATAGGTGCTTGGGTCAGGTGTATTAGGGTCATCCCAATCATACGCTATACCCAAGTTAATTGTAGACTCCCCCTCTGGTCTAGTGAATAACGTGATATGTTGAAATACCTTGCGTCTTTCGGTAGAGTCGAAATATAGAAATGGCGATGCGTAAACAGCAGTAACATCAGCAGTATTGAATGTACTACCACTCTCCTGCTTAAATATTTCACCATTGCCATCTCCGTGTAGTACCGTTTCTACTTTATTTATTAGACCACTAGTTGCTACAAATGCACGTATACCTAATAGTTCACCAAACTCCCAACCAACTCTTCTGTCTGCAAAACGTAAACCTCCTATTATACCTGCCGTATCTGACGTTGCCGTACTAGTAGAAGGAAAGAAATATCTAAACTGAGATTTATTTCTTATAACTACGGAGGTCATATTATCTAAGTCATGGGTATTGGGCAGACCTTGCAATAACTGCTGTATAGGTTTAGAAATAGTCTGTAGTTCTACGTCACCAATTCTTGCTGTACCTTGAATAGGCCGAATACCATCTGACGCTAGGAATAAAATGTCACCACCCAATTCTATTATGCTATCTGTAGCAATACAACCTACGTTACTAGTTACGTCTTGAATAGCGAATGTGGTGGTTGGATCTGCAACTATTTTTTTAATTTCTCTTTCCCCAAACACGAACAGTGAGTCTCTAAATGGGGCAATACCTACAACGCTAAATCCCATATCTAATACACTTGCAGATCCAGCAAAATCATCGTCATCACCAGCCGTTGTAAATAGCACAAAACTGGGGCCACCTGCACCTGCACCTGTTGGAAAACCTGCGTAGAAAACTCTACCAGAAAACAACGCAGATACCTTTGCACCTTCAGGGTCTTTGGGATCTGTATTTGCAGTGTGTGTACTAAATGTAGTTCCTGTAATTTTACAAGGTAAATTTACGCCATCTGTTAAAACTACACTCACACTACTTTCTAAATCATTAAATGAGTGTCGTACTTTAGATACACCTATTGATGATCTAAACGAATGTACCCTTGTAAAACCACCCGTGGTATATTTAAATATTGTATAGTACTGACTATATTTTGCCGTTACAGAGCTACCCCCACCTGTTGCACTACTGGTTGCAGCTGAAGTAAAAGTAAGAGTATACGAGTTTGCATCTGGCACTGTTGCAACTGTCATCTCTACATCGTTTGGTGCTATACCTCCAACTGATGATATACCAGATAAAGTTACAAAGTTACCTACAGATAAACCGTGTGCAGTGTGAGCAACAGTTATTATTGCACTACCGCTTGTGGTGGTTATAGGGTTTGCCCCTAAAGAAAATGTTTTTGCTTCTGATACGTCAAAGTATTTAAATGTTACTGAGCTACCACCTCCACTACCTGAACCACTGGCGTTAGATGTAAATGCTACTGTGTAACTATCGGCATCAACAACAGAAGCAACCGTCATCTCTACATCGTTTGGCGTTATGCCATTAAATGTATCTGAACCTGAAAATATAACTCTGTCGCTTACTGCTAGACCGTGACCAGTGTGAGATACAGTAATTGTGGAACTACCACTACTAGTTGTAAATGGGTTAGCCCCTAAAGATCCTGTAAAATCCCCATCGTTTCTTCGTATGGCATAGGGTGTATCTTCTAATATAAACAACCCTATTACAGGCCCTACTCCTGGAATTGTTCCATAGCTAGAGTCAAAAGATGTATACCCATTAATTCTTCTGTATCCACCAAACTGAGATATCTCCATGTTCAACATACGTAATGCAGAGCCAGGGAAAGTAGTAGCTAATGTAAGTGCGTCCTCGTTAGTATATAGGCCACCTCTACTACTTACGGTTACATCTCGTAGCGCATCTACCATTACGCATTACCATGTGGAACATTTAGTAGACGGTTGACGCGAGTATCTCTTACATCTACAAATCTGTTTATAAGAAGGGTACGCATTCTTTCTATACCTTCATCAAACTTTGCCTTTGCTATTGCTGCCTGTTGAGAGTTGTCTCTAAATATAAAACAGTGGTATAGCGCACCGTCTAATACAACGTGTTTAAATGCATCTGGTACGGTCATTGTATCTGTAGATGCAGATAAATCTGTTGCATATGCAAAGTAATCGTAACTTACACTATAAGCTGCGTCAGGTATAGGGGTAAATCCTGCTTTAGTATCTAGTGTTCTGTATACATAGATAGGTTGATCTCTATCACCTGCTTCAGCTTCACTATCTCTTTCAAAGTATCTTCTATTATACGAGTCATAGTTAAGTAGCTTCAATACCCTAGCAGAAAAATTATTAGTAGAGTCGTAATTTATTCTAAAGCTATCCCAATCTGCTACTTTTAAATCAGTTGCCAAAGTATATTGGGATGTACCTGCTACAAGCGTAAGAGTGCCTGTAGTGTGATTAAACGGAAACTCAAATTCTTTTTGTGATATCTCTTGCAAAGACGCATTGACTGCATCTTTTACTAATGCCCTAAAACCAGTGGCGGTTGGAAAATCTGTGGACGTAAGCTCCACTTCATTCAACCGCCTCAACGTATCATTAACTAATGTAATAAAGGTTGTAGCCATATTATGTCCAAAATTAAGATAAAGGGGTAGCCCAAACTAATGAACTACCCCCAAATCAATTAAGCTAGAGCATCCCTAGCGGCAGCTGCAGGTTCCGCGCCCTGTTCGTTGCAATCAACGAGAACAGCGTAGACTCTAAGTCTGCCTGTTGTTGGTGCTGCTCCTGCCAACTTAACATCAATCGTGTCTGTAGAAGCCATAAATTGAGTATAAGTTGAAGCTGAACCAGTGCCAATAACATTGGTTTGACCGTTAGATCCTGCTGCACAGAAACCTGTCGACGTTACGTCTGCACCATCAACAATGTCATCCCCTGCTGCAAAGTCTATGTCAGCCGTTACAGAAGAATTGAAAGCCTTCATAACTTCTGCACCAGCATTGATAACTAGGCATCCTGCTGGAATTTCTAGAAGCTGAAAGATGTCTCCATCTGCTCCAGAGTATCCTTTTAGAACCATATCATCAATGTCTAAGGTAGCCTCGATAGTATATGCTACGTGGCTATCAAATTTTGACGGTAAAGCTGCAATGCTGTTAGCACCAACACCAACTGTATCGGAGCTAGTCATATCATATGTTGCCATGATTTATCCTCCTTAACCTGCGATGTTGTACTTGGCACGAACAAGAGCTTCAGGGCGAAGGATCTTGCGTCCATACAAATGCATACCACGAACAATGTCAGCGAAGCTGTCGTTGTCACGATATGTTTCTACTTTTTCTACTTGCGAAGCAGTAGCTACAGCAGAGTCGTGTCCTGCAACAATAACACCAAAGTGCGAACTTGAACCGTTAGTGTCGATTGTACCAGCACCAGTTCCTACTGAAGGTAGGTTGTTTGACATATAAACTCTGAACCCACGAATCAATCCAGAAATAATTCTACCGTTACGTAGAATGTCAGTGCTTCCTGTAGAGAAATCGTTGTTTAATAGTTTAGAGTTTTCGTCATTTAGCTGTTCAGCAAAGATGGGGTCAACAACAACCCAACGACCATCACGGTCTACATTTTGCTGGTCAAGCAAACGAGCCATACGGTTTAGCACTTCCAGAGGAGTTGCTTCACCAGTAGATCCGTCTGGGTGAGTAGCGATGGAGTCTCCAGTAGAACCTCCAGAAACAAAACTTGCTCTGGAAATTAACATGGATGACAACAGGCCATCTGATCCTACAGTACCGATTGGGTCTGTACCAGACTTAGCATCGTTTGCTGTACTTGCAACAGCGTTTAACGCAGATTGTTTGAAGCCAGAGAGATAACCTAGTACCTCTTGGTCAAACTGATCTCTTAGGCGATAACCTGCGCGGTCACTTGCCATTGACTCAAAGTTCACATGAGAATGTGCTTCTTCGATGTCATCTATTTTAAAAGCAAAGTAGTTTGCTTTGTCCACAACGAGCGTGAAATCTTCGTCATCGAGATCCTGTGGAGTTACTTGAGTTCCACGGGCATACTCTTTAACGGTGATTTCAGGCTCTTTGATGATACGCACTGTATCACCGAAGTTTGCGATCTCACCAAAGTAATCACTGTTGGTGATATCTTCTACAATGCTAGTTTTACGAAAAGCCGACTGAACTTTTTTACTGTAAATTACAGGTGAAAAGTTACCATTCGGGAGGTTTCCGTAACCAGCAGCTGTTTTGAAAGCCATTGATTCCTCCGTTATAGCTTATATCACGTAAGTACAGGGCATTTTCTATATGTGGGTGACCTCGTAACCGCGAGGGGCCAACTAGTAAAATGGTAGCCAACCTACTTCTTTTATTATAAATATATATGATTTTGCATTTTTATATGCGTAGCTGTCCTAGACAGGGGCATATCATGCAAGTGATATATAGTTATATTTAATTAAATTGTTTTGTCAACACTTAATTACATTGCTGCGCCAGAAATGTCGTAAATAAAGGTTCCATTACGTATTGATGCCGTAATTGCTTCTTCATTTGCTTCATACTCTCTGCCTGTCATTTTTTGAACATCAGACTCTCTGAACCCACCTTTTTTATTTGCACCAGTGTCTGCTTTGGGCGTACCCTTTACAGCTACGTTATCTGCTGCATTTGTAGGTGTAGCAGTTTTTTTCGTTGCTTTTCTTTCTGCTTTGTAAAGTGTAATTGCTTTTGCACAACCGTAAGCGTCTGTGTCATTTTCATAAAGAGCTTCTTGCACCCATTTAGGTTGCACTGATGCCCACTCATGAAATGCAGGGTCTTTACGTATTTGATCGTAGTCAGGGTGAAATGTCTTTAGTTCAGACTCTGCTTTTTCACGAACTACATTCTTACGCATTTCCTGTAGCTCTTTCATTTCTTTTTGAAGATCATTTGACATTTCGCCAGACTTCTTAATTGCAATCGACTCCATCATCTTTGCAACGTCTGGATACTTCTTAGACCACTCTGCTATCTCTGCTTCTGATTTTGGTAGATTTACAGACTTTTTTGTTAGTGCGTCTATTTGAGACTGCAATTTTTTAATCTGCTTCTTGTGTTCGTCTTGCACACGTTGATTGTGTCTACGTAGATCACCGTACCTTTTTTTAAAGGTAAGCTCTTCAGCATCTAAGGTTTCATTTTCTTCCTCATCTGCTTTTATCTCTTCCTGTTCTTGCGTTAAAGCATCTCGTTGAGCTATCAGTTCTTTTAGCTCTGCCTCTTCGTCTATGTCTCTTTTGTATCTCTTTTTGGTATTTACAACGTGTCCTTTAATATTGGACGTATCTTCAATTTGTTCTTCGATTGCCATTAATATTCTCCTAGCATTAGGGGCCTCAAGTAGCCTTTCACCTTGAAAGGGGTATCGGGTAGCCCAACCCAAATATTTAAAATTTAACCAAAGCTCCCTTCATCGGGATCGTTGTCTGATCCTGATGTTCCTGTTCCTTGTCCTGTTCCTTGTCCTGAGTCTACACCTCCAGCCTGTTCTGAATCTACGTCTTGCTGTTGTTGTTCTTCAGTTGAAGTGGGATCTGATGTTGCTCCTATATCTAGCTCTTGACCTACACCAAGGGCCTCTTCCGTAGCTGCTTTTTCTAAATCTGCCTGTTCTCTTTGTGCTGCTTTTTCCATAGCCTCATCAAAAGACTTTTCATCCAAACCAAGAAACCCTGTAAACCCTCTTTGTTTACCTAATTGAGATAGTTCTTGCGTTCCTAATCTATCTAAATCAGACACAGTACCAAAAGCAGATACGTTACCAAATATATCTTGATAACTACCTGTTTGAGTATAACCACCTGTTGTAGCCATTCCTGTAGCAGGGTCAGTGTCTACGCCTATTAAATCTGTTGCAACACTATAATCAGGTCTTCCTGTTACATCATTAGTGCCTACTGTAGTTACGTCTACCCCTAACATACCAGCAACTGCTCTGTCAAAGTCATCTACACTCATCTGAGTTGGTACTGTTCCTGTTAAACTTTGTGTGGGAACACCTGCTAAGTCTGATACTGATACCCCTACAACTTGACCTCCTAAAACACCTAAGTCTGTAGGACTTTGTACTCCTTTAGAAATATTAAATCCAACGTCTACTAAATCTGTTAATGCTGCTTTTGCAGCCGCCTGTAGTGCTGCGCTACCTCCTACGTTAGAGTTTATAGGATTTCCAAGTGCATCTACAGCTATAGAAACAGATGGGCCAGTTACCGCAGACGTTAAACTAGGCACTCCTGGTGGACTAGCTAATTGTGATGCCACTCCTATCGCAGTGTCTGCTACTTTACCAAACATAGGCTCTTGCGTTGCTACAGCCTCATCTACCATCATATCTACTACTTCTCTGGCTAAATCTTTTTGTTTATCAGGGCCTAGTGAAGCAACTGTGTCTGCTACTTGTTGCGAACTAAAACTTCTTCCAATATCTGCTGAACCAGTTCCAAAAGCACCTATGTTTCCTAGTGCGCTTGTCATTACATCTGGAGATATGCTAAGTGTTGCCTGTCCAAATCCAAAGCCAAGAGCATCTTGTACATCTCTTTGCATATCTCCACCTACGTCAGCGTGTACTATATCTTCTTTGTCTTTGCCATCAAAATCTACATTTTCAAACATTTCCATTTGTTTGTCCATGTCATCTTTTTCTTCATCCTCATCTTCGGACATATCATCTTGCATTGCTTGTATATCTATTTCTACAATTTCTATCTGTGGTTTGCTTTGCGCTTCTGTCTCAACAGGCTTACCCTCTTCATCTACCATATGTAATCTACCGTCCTGTTGCATAGACATAAGACCACACTTCGCCATCATACGCATCTCTTCAAGGTGTTTTAGGCCCCAGTATCGCACAACGTCAGCAGGTATTACATACTCACCCTCTGATAACATAACAGGTATATCGTCAGCTACTTCTTCTTCTAAAGAGCCAAACGGCACTTCGTTCTCTGGTTCTTCGTTCATCATGTTATTTTTTCCCATCATTTATAACATTGGCCTTTAACTTTAGTAACTGATCTAATATAGATATCTGGCCCTGATACCTGTGTATTTCTACAGGGGCATCTGCGTATGTAAGATTAGCGACAGCCCTCTCTCTCATGTAAGTTATGTGCTTTTCTAATTCTTCATATCGGGGATGCATAACTACATCCCGTAATTTTTTGTACTCCATTACTGTAATAATCCTGGAGGTAATCCAGCGTCAGGTGGTGGCTCTTGCATTTGCTGTTGTTGCTGTTGGGGTGCTTGTGGTTGATTACCTGAGAACTGTGGTTCTCCTGGTACTGGTACTCCCCCCACACCTATGTTAGCATTACCTGCCCCTGTCATATCCATTTCGCCTTGTGGCCCTTGTTGTTGCTGTTGTTGTTGCTGTTGCATCAAGTATGTTTGCCTCAACATTTCTTCTGGCGTATTTGTAACTTTATTTGGATCTAGCATCATCGACTTGGCTATCTCCCGTATTATGTAAGGGAACTTAGCAAAAGGTGCAAGGACAGGATTACTGGTGATCTGTAAGAAAGACATGAGGCGTTGTGACCTCACTTCGTTTTGCATCAGACTTTCTAATCCTCTAGCCTTAACTTCTAAATCACCTTTTATGTCTTTGTTGTAGTTGAATTGCATATTGAATGCAAACATGGCCTGACCTAGTGGGCGTAACATATAGTCATCGAAGTTTTTGACAACTGTTTTTATAGAACCTGCTGCGGCCCCCATCAACATAGATATACCAGCTGCCGTTCTACCCACACCCGTAACACCTGTTTGCCCATGTGAGAAGGACGGTATGCCTGTTGACTCATCAGCTAACACTCTAGCCTTATCAAACAACTGCATATTTTCGTTACTTACATTAGGAAACTTAGTGCCAAATATAGCCTGTCCAGGCGCTCCACCCTGTCTTCTAAATACTTTTCCTGGGTATACTGTAAGATCCTGTCCTGGGGTTAGATTTGTCTCATCTACTTCTATGAGCAAGTTACCTGACAAGACTGCGTTATCCACTGCCATACGCATAAAGCCATTCATTAGCGTCTGTGTATCATCCATGTTTTCGCCAACTCCAATGCCAAAGAAAGCATATGGGTTTACTTCATACGGAACAGCGCAATACGGTATGCGCTTTGGTAAGAATGGGTTGACCACAAACCGTAGCACTTCGCCGTTACATATCCATACGTTTACCTGTAGTTCGTTTACGTCATCATATTCTTCTGGTATTTCTATGCCAGATTCTTCTACTAGTTCTCTGTCCATTACACCCCAGTACTCTAGGGCTTCGTATCTGTACGTGTCGTATCCACGCGAACTCTCTTCGTCTTGAGAGTCAAGTAAGCTAGACTCCCACCACTTAATGTTGTAGTTTTGGCCTATGTCTATTGCTTCTCTAATCGCCTCTTCTCTAAAGAACGGTCTGGTTCGTAGATTTCTTAACTGTGTTTTAGTAAGTTTGTGACGCTCTATTACGTAGTCGCACTCTTCCATGTTAGATGCGTCAGGGTCAGGATAGAAGTTCCAAGCAGAAACGTAAGATACTTTAGGAACTGTCTTAATTGTTGGATCGTATTCACCCTCATCATTCCAGTTTGCATACTCTTTGGTTGTAGCAAATGGCCCTTTAAGTACGCCAGTGCCAAACAGAGCGCACTCAAACGCAGTGTTTCTTAGATGCATACTAGCGTCAGATTCTTCTAGCTGATCTTTTATCTGCTTCTCCATCATTTTTGCAGCTACCATTGCAGGATGAAAATTAACAGCAGATTGCGTTATACCAAAGCCCTCTTTCAATGTATCTACATCTTCTAATACATCTTTTAGTGGGCCTAGTTTTTCTGACAGGTCTGTTAGCTCTGTAGCACCAGCAGGTAAAACTTTACCATCGCCCTCAAACCCGTATAGGTCTTTTGGCATCTCGCCAACATCTACATCTTTAGGTTCATTAGGGTCAAAGTTTACAGTTTCTGCCACACCCTCTGGTAAAGTTGTTGGCTCGATAGATAAGGGAAACTCATTGTTTGCAAGTAATACATCTACTAATTGACTATATGCTGCTAAAACTTTTGTCTTTGTTACTTTTATAAAAACGCGAGACTTCTCTGCCTCAGTAAATTGTACGTCAGGAGAATATATACCTCTGTAGTTTTTATACGCACGTATCCAGTTTGACTCTTCTTGATACTTCGCATCCTCTGCTCTAGAGAATAATTTGTATATGTGATCAGTTATACCAGAAGCATCTTCATTTTCTTGGCTACCATCTTCTAAATAAGAACTGGTGCTATCTTCTAAAAAGTCTGTTTCGTCAGCCATGCTCTACCTTCTCTTAATATCCAAATACTGCATCAGCAGGTTTAAACTGTTCTTTAGCTGATGTAGATGGATCTAAATCAAATATATTTCTAGGTACTGGTCTAGATTGTATTCCGTATCTTAGCGCATCATACAGATGGTCTTCTGCGTGTGTGTCTATGTCTTCTGGATTTCTTTTGTCTAACGGCAAGATAGGTAACTGTGCAATCAGATTTGTACACGTATTAAATATCTGTATTCCAGGCATATCAGTATCTTCATCTACACGTAGTAGTCTGTGTACTTCGTTTTTACCACTCACCCTACTACCTCTACTTCTATCTGATGGCCTAAACTTACAACCCTCTAGTATCATTTGCTCTGCTAAACTAGGGCCTGTATCACCTCTTTTGTGCCAACAGGAGGAATCTAAAACTCCATAAGCCATCTTACCATCTTGGCTTTCTAAATTCAATATAATTCTAGCTAACTCTACTGCTAAAACTTTTCTTACGTACAACTCCCTATATACAACTAGGGTATCATCTGGGGTAACTGCAAACCATAGTACAGCAGAGTAAGATCCATACCCATAGTCACAGGCCCTAAATTTTCTCCACCCACTAGGTATCTCATATGGCTCTATTACGTGGGTCTTTCTGTCAAACTCCGTAAATGCTGCACCCTCTGCAATGTCCCAACTTCCGTATAGTAGTTGCTTTCTTTGTACCTCTGGCAGAGACAGTAGCATCGTTTCGTAATCACCCTGATTGTAAAGGTATGGATTATCTTTTAAACTAGCAGGTATAAACCTTCTTTGGAACAATGGCTCCCCTGCTCTACTGTGTCCTTTTGGATACCGTAATATCTCCTTTGTCTCAGGATCCCTAGCCCAAAACGATTTGTTTGGGGTTGCTGGATCTATGAACATCTTCTTAACCCAAGAATGTCCTGGCCCTCCTGGGTTTGTAGTAGCCCTCATATATACTTTTATCTCAGGGTTTGTTGACCTTAATCGAGATCTGAGATAATCCCAAGGAAACGCTGTAGGATATTGCGTAAGCTCGTCAAAACCCACGTACGAAAAGCTCTGACCTTGGTAACGAAGTACGTCTTTATCCTGTTCCAAATACGTAAGCCAAATTCTCGCACCCGAAGGAAAAGTCCATTGACTCTTTCTTTCAGACCATTTGGCCCCAGGATGCAGTTTCGGATACAGTTCCGTAGATTTGTGAATAAGTTCCCTAAGTTCGTCATTTGTTCTCCTAAGTATCAATGCGCTATGATCAGAATATTTACAATACCTCAACGGGTCTATTAGTAGCGCAAAGCTCTTACCTCCTCCAGCAGCACCACCATACAATACTTCTCGCTCTGGTGCGTTTATAAAATCCTGTTGTGGCCCCTCGTTTAACGTAACATAACTAGAGTTAGTTTGTTCTTTTTGTTCTTCGTTAGGCGAGGAGTTTGTCTGCCCATTCTGTTTCGATTCTATCTCCTCTTTGTTCAACTGAAGCGTAGAGGATTTTTTCTTGGATGCTCTTTTCCTTTTCTGCGTACTCTTTCGCTTTGGAGGCATAATGTCTGTACGATTGGACTGCATTCTGTCTATCTCTTTCTTTGTTTATTAGTTTGTGTAGTGCCTGATGCGTTATTGCCCTCCCCGTTTTAGCAGATAACCATCTAGCAACCTCCCTGTAACTACAGGTCTTCAAATATTCTTTAGCCTCAAGTAGCGCATCTAACTGCTCCTGTATAGGCAATAGTATGGTATTGTCGTTTTCATCAGCCTCATACCCAAATGGTATCTGTCGGCTCTTTCTTACAACTGGCCTCCAAGTATTTTTAGTGGGTGTTTCTTCCATCTTCCTCATCTTCTTCGTACTTAGGTTCTGCCTTTGGTGGGAACATTATCATACTTTGTGGCTCTGCCTGTACAGATATACGCTCCGTTTTAACTATGCCCGTTCTATCTAGGATTTCACGGGCTGCTGATATTCTATCTCGATTACCTAAAGCAGTAGGGTCAGTCAATACTCCCGTCATCGCCATCGCTGCCATCGGCCCATTCGACGCTAGATACATTTGCGTCCTATCTATTATTTCGTTCTGTAGTGTTTGTATTACAGTGCTAGTCTTTGTGTTTTCGCTATATCCTGCAATCTTCATAGCAGTCCGTATGTTGCCATTGGCATCGTCAAACAAGCAGTCTAAGAATGTCTTCTGTCTATCTGTTAGTTCTTTTGCCATTAGATTTTCTAGCTTTCTTTTGTTTGTAGTCTTGCATTATTCGGGCAATACGTTGTCTTTGCGCTCTAGTTATATTACCACCACCCTTCATACCAAGTGGCTTCTTAAATTTAGTGGTTGCACCTGATCTAGCGGTCATGCCCCCCATACGCAAGTCGGGCCTACCTGCTGGATACGCAAAGTGACCCTCTGATTTGTATCCTACGTCAAAATCAGGATCGTCATCTGGTATGTCTTTAAATTCTATATTACGACCTAATAATTTACTTACGAGTTGCTCCACTATGTTTTTATCATCTGGGGCAGATTTTATACTACGATCTAACCTATCTCTATCATCATCTGGCCTAATAGATTTTGCTCTATTTAAATCTAAATTACCTGAGAACTGTGGGCTTTTATCTCCATACCCAAAACCTTTTAGCCTAGCTCCAGACCCTACTAAATCTGAATCTTCCTTTTGCATAGGAGGAGTTGGTTTTTCTCTAGGCATTGGAATAGGTGATGGTGCAGATACTAAACTTCTTTCTAGTCTATCTCTTTTTTCATTCAAAAATGGGGTGGGCTTTTTATCTTTTTGCCTAGAAGATGTTAAAGGTATATTTCTACCTGCATCTAGTTCTGAACCTCTACCCCCTCCGCGCAAATCAAATCTGGATGTTCCTTTATCTTCTGTAGAATACCTTTGCGTTATACCCCTATAATCTCTATAATCTATGCCCATTAAATTTTTAAATTCTTTTAATAGTTGAGCTTTACTTTTTTTAAAAGGCACTCTTCGTAGACCAGATACCTCATAGCGTTCAAGTTGTTCTATTATTTTTGCTATCTCAGCTTCTCTATTTTTTCTCTGTTGTTTGAGTCCCAATTGCCTAATTTTATTGCGACCAGCTTCTCTAGCCCTATCGCCCTTATTTCCCTGTGTTGTCATAGCGCACTCATCTTTCTCTGTAATGTACAAAAATAAGAGGCAGGGCTGATTTTGTTTCGTATAAAGAATAGTTAGTTCCCAAAATGAACTACACCCTTTATGCCTACCAAATTAAGGACTACGAACAACCCTGCCTCTAACGCGCGTACCCTACCGTCTGTCCAAACCTAGACCACAACAAACCTCGCAAGAATAAGCATAGCTAGGTTGGCTGGTCTTCTCCCTCTTTAGATTTAAGTATGCCCTTACTATCGGTGTAACCCTCTTCACGCAACAGCTTACATACCTCGCCCAACTTCAATCGCCTACAAGGGAACTTCTCCCGAAGCGCAACCCAAGTATAGTACTCTGTATGTGATGGTAGAGTTAGAGGATCAATTACGAACCCCTGTTCCATTACGCGATAGAACCTCTCCAGCAGAAACTTACCTGAGTCTGAATATAGTTGTATGGATTTGGTTTTGTTTGTCAAGTTATTTTTTCTCATCGGATTACCTTTTTTACTTGACGAACCTCCTTTTGTATGGTATAACATTCGTTATCGAATGGGGAGGGGTAAATATATACACTAACTCGCAAGTATTAGTTATTATATTTAATAATCCGCGATATGTCAACATTTTGTGTACTAGCCGTGTGTGTGTCTAGTAGTATGCGACAAAGTGGTTGACACTCCATTTTCCCTATCCGTTGCACACTTCATATATACCATACGTAGGCGGGGTGGTGGCCCCTGCCCGACACATCTTAAATAAAAAATATCATTAGCCCCCCCTCCTAATCAGTACCAATCTAGTATAAATTGCCGCTTTTCAATTCTTATTTAACTTTTATCTGTAATTCTTAATCTGTAATTAATGTTAGCCAGGGCAATTATAGGATAACCCTAGTTTATACGCTCACATATACCCCCTACCATATCGGGTATAGTGGCGCTTTTCTGGCGCGGTAGCTTTTTGGGGTTGTTTAAAAATACAAACTACGTTATTTTAGCTTATCTTTAACTAGTATGGAGTAACACAAACAATGTTAAATGAAGTAACTTACAAAGCTATTGAGGGCGTGTTGTATGACTATGTATGCGGTAATGCTACGTCGTCTGATGTGCATAGCACACTAGGATCATTAGGTTTTAAAGTAGATCTTAGGCGCTGGTATCATAATGAGATTGAGATAACTAATTTCGCCAATACTGAATCACATTTAATTGAAGTTTAATAATGCTTGAACTAATACATAACTTGATTCTCGATAACCATGTTATACTGGGTATCGCGTTTACTAGTGCCGTTGTAATGATTATTACGGGCGCTATTCTTTCATCAATAATTAAATAGGGAATACAAAACCATGAATAATAACGTAATCAATTTAAATAATTTCGCAGTTAATAACTCTACAACAACGGGTGTTTATTGGCCGGAACTAACTAGCCGTACTGATTTTGGGGCTAAGTTAACGCCTATTTATGACATTGAGCTTGTCTCTCCTCATTCATCTAGATATGAGGCAGTAGAGGATCCGCTGGGCCGTTTCGTTAAACGTACCGATAACGGGCGTAATTTAGGTATTGTTGGATCCACATACGGAGTTGCCGAAAATGCCCCGTTATATGAGATGATTAAAGAGGGCGCGGAGAAGGCGTTACCTCGTGAAGCATTGCGCGATGTGCAATTAAAAGAGCAATCCTCACATCACGGGGCGTTTACCCGAATTGATTTATTGTTTTCGGGTATTGGCGCTGACATACGTCAACTTAGCGGATCCAAAACCCAACTACTGTTTAAGATTGGTTTAACTAATTCGTTTAATGGTAGCGGGGCCATACGCTTGTTTAGCGGGGCGGAAGATCTGTTTTGCACTAATGGCTGTACTAGTGCCGAATACCAAAAGAAAGCGGCCCGTCACACTAGCGGTTTCACGCCCGATATATTCGCGGGATTTATTGAAAAGCAATGTGAAGATTTTCTATTGCGCGTTGATACTTGGAGAGCATGGGCGCAAAAGGCGATCACCCCAGATCAAGCCGAAAAGGCGCTTAATGACGCTAAGATGGCAGGGCGTAAAGTCAAATTAATGATGGAACAATTCGAGAAAGAGAGCATAGCGCGAGGTCGTAGCGTATGGGCGCTGTATTCCGCGCTCACTGCGTATAGTTCACACGCGGATCTTTTCCCCGTCCGAAATAGTAGCGCGTCCGATAACATAGCAGTGACGCTTGATAATCGGGAAAGGGAAGTATCGCGGATTGTTTCAAGCGACGAATGGAGGCAATTAGCAGTAGCATAAATAACTTAGGTTAATTAACCCCCCTTGCTGTTATGGCTTGGGGGGTTTTTTAGTGCCTAGTGTTTGGTTTTAATTGTTCGCCCGTTATTTTTAATCGCTTCAATAACTACGCTAGGCGTTTCAAAATTATAGCAGATCATGCAATCAATACATTTTTGCCCCGTGCAGTTCTGCTCGTCTGTTTTGTGGTCGTATTCCACATTATTAAATACTTTGTGGAAATGCCTAGGCGGGGAATACATAACCTTATTTATAACGGGATTAGAATAAACCAGTATTAGGTTACTAGGTAAGTCCATACCGTTAGCAAACGCCTTGTGATTATCTTCATGATACGCGACACGGTTAACAATGTCTTTTCGTTTAGTCCATAGCGCGAACGTACAGTGTCGATTTTTACGGGCGATTAAAACTATATTCCTAAAATGGGTATCATTTATTAATTCCCCGTGTGCGTTAATTCTTATAAATGCGTGTGTATAAAATGGGATATCGTCGTATTCTAATATAGCTTGTGACAATAGCTTACTATTTCTTTCCAATGCTGATTGCATATTTTTGCGATATGATTTGAGCATTGTGTGAGAATAACAGATTGTGCAAATCTGATTATTTTTAGTTGAAGCATTCATTTTCTGGCAAAACTTATTGGTTACAGTGTTTGTGCTAATCGCGTGTAAACCGTTTAATTTTCCCGTCATTTTAGATAAATGAATTTTATTATTATCGATTGGCATTTTGTATCGCTCCAATAGATTAAAAAAAAATTATTATCGCATATTATTTTTTATATGTATAGCCCCCGCAAAAAAAAAAAAATTAACTCGCTTTAATAATTAACCTCAACCGATTAGTGAACGGAGTGTAACAAAAAAAAATAAGTCTGTCAACTAAAAAAAAATAAAAAAAAAAATACTTGACAGTTTAATTCAGTTGTGTTAAGGTAGTTGATCTTTAACTTATATCTAGGAGACACAAACAAATGGATAATAGAGATACAGTGTGGATAGAATTGCCTAGCATTACCCGTCCACCTAAAATGGATGATCGAAAAGAAGCATTAGCTAAAGCACAAAAGCGATGCGATAAAATAAATAAAGTTCTAAACAAGCTAGGCATTACAGATAAGTTTTATGCCAATGAAATATTCTTTAGTGAAGACCCTTACTCTGGTGCTAGTTGGGATCGTAACCCATACAGAATAGAACACAGTGGGGGATCTTTTACTTCGCTACAAGATGATGGTTATTCATTTGATCTAGACTATATCTTAAAACAACTTGACAAAGAATGAACGATAGGATAAAAGCTCTTAATCCTGTGGCAAGGGCGGTTGCTTATAATCGCCCCCGTCAACAGATAGTCAAACCCAAAAAGGGTAAAGGTTCATACGACAGAAAACAAACTAACAACAACACAAAAGGGAAAAACAAATATGACTTCTATGTTTAACACTGACTACGCTGAGATCAAGGTAACACAAACCATGCTCGACAAGCATATAATAGACGCTAACAAAAGCGTAATTAAATTGTTTGACGACACATACGATAATTTAGAAAACGGTGAGGGTGTAAAGTTTGACGGGGAATACTTTCTCCACAATACTATCAGTGTCATACGATGTTACAAGGCTAAGACGAGAGGCGATAAACGGATTAGTATATCTGGCTTGAATAAGAACACCAAAGCTGGTGACGTTATTGGCATCTTCAAAAGAATAGATGAACCACAGTATCATAACAGAACGCCCTTCTCCATCGTCAAATTATCTGCATGGTCAACTGAGGATGAGATGGAAGACTTGAAGGTTAGTCTAACTTACGAGGGCCTAGTAAAATCAGATGAGCCTGACTAAACGACAGCTACAACAGCAGGTAGAACAAAATTCTATCATGGAATTTATTTGGAACTCTGCCAAGGCTAACCCTAAATGGTCAATGCGAACTGCTAAAGTACTGGCAGATATGCATGGGCTAGATCCAAAGCAGGTGTATAGCCTTGGTCGAGAGGCTAAATATAAATCTAGTTATAAGGCTAGAGATTGGGATATAATTCAAGCAAAAGTTAGGCAGTGATTATGGTGATACAAATCAAGCGAAGTGAAAAGAATGCCCACATATTAATTAAGTTAGAGGGCAAGGCAGACAAGCTAAACGACAAGGGCGTAACATATCGAGAGCAGTTACTTGATGCACTAGAAAGTAATTTAAATTTAAGGCGCGAGGTCTTGCGTCTGGCTCGTGATCAAGTCTCCCCATTAAAACCTATTGACAATCAATGTGGCCTGTGATATACTTAATCTAATTAAAACACAAACAACATTAAGGATACAAAACCATGATTAGACTATATGCTGATGCACTTAATCGATCACTAAATAAACTTCCAAAGTATAAAGTAGTATACAAAAGAAAGTATGGCGGTAGCGTAGAGGTGCTACCATCCTACGAGACAACTCCGCGCAGGGCCTACGACAGTATCCTTCGCGCACACCCACAAGGGTATGTGATTGGAGTTATAAAAGACCACCGCTTTGTGGCATAACAACCCAATAAACTTTCACCAAAACGACAAAGCAAAAAGAGTTTAAATAGGAGATTGTTATGTTTGTTGGTTGGTCAAACCAAATGCAAAACGAGTACGAGGTACAAGAGATACCTTATGAAGCGACTAAGCCCTTTATACTAGAGGTGCATTACGCTAGAAGAATGCCATCTATTAGCCACGCCTACGGATTATTCCGCAACAGTATGCTGGTGGGGATGGTATCTTACGGAAGCCCTGCATCACCTTGGCTATGCAAAGGCATATGTGGTGAGGAGCATAGGCATAACGTAATTGAATTAAACAGGCTAGTCTTAAAAGATAACCTACCAAACGAGGCATCGTTCTTGGTGTCTCGCTCCCTAAAATTATTACCGAAGCCAAAGGTCGTGGTGTCCTATGCCGATACCGCGCAAGAACATATTGGAACTATCTATCAAGCCTGTAACTTCCTATTCACTGGCACAACAAAGCCACGTACAGATATGGCAGGGGCAGATGGTAAGCACTCACGTCATCATCTGGGCGATAGACAAAACAGAATTAATAGATCAGCGAAGCACCGCTACGTATATTTTATCGGATCAAAGAAAGATAAAAAGACATTGCGTAATGCGCTTCGATATACTATTGAAGATACCTACCCAAAATTTTATGAGGAGTAACAATGCTAGACTTTAACAAATACCAAATCGAAACTCGCAAGACTAAAATCTATAGCGACGATATCATTTATCCATCTCTTGGTTTATCTGGCGAGGTGGGTGAATTAATGAATCAGATTAAAAAGATCTATCGTGATGATCATGGGCGAATTAGTTTTGTACGAAAGCAGGATCTCAAAAAAGAAATAGGAGATGTACTGTGGTACATAGCCCGTGTCGCTGATGATCTTAACATAGATCTGACTGAAGCTGTAGAACTTAATTTAGAAAAGTTAAACTCTCGTATGGAGCGAGGTAAGATTGGAGGATCGGGCGATGACAGATAATGATGACAGACCCATACGTTGGGATGCAGATATGTTTAAACTCTTTGAGTGGTATCATACCTGCCCGAAACCGTGGAACCCTCATTGGTTTGAGTCTGAGGTGGGTGGTGTAACTTTACATATTACTAGGCCAACCCCTACCAAAAAGGAGGAGTAGATATGAAGCGCACACATAAAACAATTAAGGAAGAGCAGATTTATCGCATAATTAAATTCTTAAATAGATCTGCTGAGATGGTAAACTATATCCGCGATACGCATGATGTGCGTTTGTCAGATGTAAGGCGATTGGAAGACGGCATGGTAGAACTAGCAGATATGTTTGGTCTTGAACCGTCACCTATTAACGGAGACTATATCCAGAAGTATGAAGAGATAGATACCAAACCCCCCGTGTTAGATGATTCAGCTAAACTCGACTTAGCCAGAGGTAGGCAAATTAAAAATGCTTGATGCTACAATCATAGCATTCGGTGCATCCATAACTTGTCTTGCTCAAGCAGTTTACTTTGAGGCTAGAGATCAACCTACGATAGGTCAGATGGCTGTTGCACAAGTTGTTTTAAATCGTGTTCACGACAGCCGTTGGCCTGACACTGTGTGTGAGGTAGTGAAGGAAGGGCCTACATATTCCTGGAAAGAAGACTATCCTATCAAACACAGATGCCAATTTAGTTTTTATTGTGATGGTCTTTCAGATGTACCAAAAGATAAACGGGCATGGAATAAAGCAATTCGTGTAGCTGAAGAGGTTCACTACACATATGGTTTATCCCTGCCTTTACTTGAGGGGGCGGTGTTCTATCATGCCACCAGTGTAGATCCACAATGGAATAGGCAATATCTTCTTCAGATAGAAGATCACATATTTTACAAATGAGTATTGATCTAGATGACATACGCTCTGGCGAAAGCAAAAGAGGTAACTGCCCCAAATGCCACCGCCATAACACCTTTACTCTAAGTAGGGAAGGTAATACAATTAAATGGAACTGCTACTCTGCTTCGTGTAACTATCGCGGAGTAAAGCATAATTCAAGTATGTCATTAGAGGATATTAGATTTAATCATCAACAACAACGAAACAAAACGGAGGGAATACAAAATGGTAGAGTCAACAGTCTCAATCGTCTGGCTTATTCTAATATTTGTAGCGATTTTCTAGACGCTTATTGTATAAACAATATTGGCATACCTGTACTCTACGATCCACTAGAAAGACGGGTAGCATTTATGATTCAGAAAGATGGCGAAAATGTGGACGCTATCGGTAGGGCATTGGACGTTTGGCGAAAGCCCAAATGGAAAAGGTACAGTGATGTAGACAGTGCAATCATTGTACCCTTCGATGCCCCACCAAAACCTAATCTAATTATAGTAGAGGATATCGTGTCAGCATGGAAAGCAGTAACTTATTTAAAAGATACGGACGCTATGCCCTTACTAGGAACATCACTATCTACTAATAACTTAAATAAAATATGGGACACATACACCAGTGTAACCATCGCGCTTGATAAAGATGCAACGGACAAAGCCCTCAGTATGTCGAGGCGAGTATTCGTTGGCGTTGACAAATGTAAGGTGGTTGCGTTAGAACTAGACATTAAAGATATGGCTATAGAGGAAATACAAAATGTTGGAATTGGTCAAGGCACTATGCAACAAGGACATATATGAGCAGATCGGAAGAAACCTACCCATCACTGCTTTTGAAAGAGAACCTAAACGAATTGTAGAAACAATCATATCCGCACAGGATACATATGATAATTCAATTAATTTATCTGAATTAGAAAATTTATTTTTCAGTAACAACAACTCACTAACAAAAGCACAAGAAGATAGCTACAGGCTTTTGTTTGCTAAGATGAGATATGCAGAGGACATTTCTTTAGACGTAGCCAAGGATGTTATGCATAATCTTTGGCGCATAGAAATAGGTAGGCGTGTAGCTGAAATAGGATATGCCCTTACAGAGGGTGAGGAGACTAGCCTAGATAGTTTATCTAAATTAATAGATGACTACGCCTCTGGGTTTGTAACAGATGCATCACCGTTTGAGGGTATAGACTTAGACCCACAAAAATTAATCGACTCCATGAACGTGCAGACACGTTGGGCATTTAACATATCATCCCTTGCAGAGAGGGTGTCTGGTGTGTCGGCAGGACACTTCATAGTTATTGGTTCCAGACCTGAAACAGGCAAGACCTCAAGCCATGCGTCATTTGCTATGGGGCCTTACGGCTGGATAGAACAAGGTGCAAAGGTACACGTACTATGTAATGAAGAACCTGCTAACAGGGTTGCCTTACGTTACCTGAGTGCGGCTACAAATAGATCAGAGGAAGAGTTACTTGGCGGTGGTGGTAGTGCTATCAATGGCGAATGGAAAAAGGATAATCTATTCATCGACAGGATAGAGGAGACATACGGCATTGACGGTATCGAGGCCCATCTCAAAGAGAACAGGCCAGACATACTTGTTATAGATATGTTAGACAAAGTAACACTACCTGATAGCAAACATATAACTGCTCAACATGAAAAGCTACGTGAGATATATCGTAGGACTAGGGATCTAGCCACAAGGTATGAGTGTGCGATCTTTGGTTACTCTCAACTATCGGCAGATGCAGAGGGCAGGGTAAATCTTAATCTGTCTATGATGGAGAACAGTAGGACGGGTAAGGCAGCTGAAGCTGATCTTATGATTCTGATTGGTAAGTATGCTATGATTGAAGGATCAGATGAGAGTGATCCCCGTCGAGTGTTTAACATAGCTAAGAATAAAATTAGCGGTTGGCATGGACAAATAAATGTAATGTTAGATGGAAGAGTTGCGAGGTATGATGACTAGGTTAGTAGTAGATATAGAAAACAGTGTAACAAAAAAAGAAAACATAATAGACAACAAGCCCCATAACAAAAACAATGATCTAGTTTCCATAGGTATACTGGATGTAGACACTGGCGAAGAAGATTACGTGGCTGTTTATCATAAAGATGTTTCACATGGAACAGATAGGATAAACGAAGTTAAGTATAAAATACAGATGGCTGACTTGTTGATAGGCCACAACATAAAGTATGACTTGCAATGGTTGTGGTCAGTCGGTATCAAATATGATCGTGACATATACGACACTATGATAGGTGAATACGTATTGGCTAGAGGAGAGAGGATGAGTATGTCTCTTAGTGCCTGTTGTGAGAGAAGAGACTTAGCTAATAAAAAATCTGATATAACCAAGGGCTATTGGGATAAGGGTATAGGGTACGAAGCTATGCCTTGGGATGTTGTCGAGGAGTATGGTCGGGCAGACATTCGCGCTACAAGGGATTTGTATTTAGCCCAGATAAAAGATCTGGAGAACACTACGCTGATGCCTACAGTTAATTTAAGTAACAGTATGTGTATGTGTTTATCTGAGATGGAGTATGGTGGGTTAGCCATAGATGAGGAAAAGCTAGATCATGTTGAGTTTAACTATCGCATGGAGAAAAAGGAACTGATACGTAGGCTACAGGAACTGGTGCATAGTTACATGGGCGATACGCCTATCAATTTAAGTAGTCCAGAGCAAGTATCATCTATGATATTCTCCTACACACCAAAGGATAAAAAGGCCCATGCGGTATTGTATCAATTAGATAGTCCGTTTAGACCCAGGATAAGTGTAGATAGATTTAGAAAGCTGGTACGCATGGGGTGCAGAAAGGTGATGAAGACAACGGCCTCTGTATGTAAAACGTGCAAGGGAACAGGCAAGGTACGTAAAATAAAAAAAGATGGTACGCCTTTTTCAAGAGCGCACACCTGCCATGAATGCGGTGGTGCAGGTATGAGATACGTGGAGACAGGTCAGGTTGCTGGTCTGAAGATATTCCCACCAGATAGCACATGGGTAACTGCCAACGGATTCAGTACAGACAAAAATAAATTAAGAGTTTTAGCGAAGCAACTTAGGTCGTTGAATCCCGATAAGCATTCAGATGCCATTGAGTTCTTGGAAAAGGTAGAGCGTCTAGGTGCAGTCGAAACATATCTATCTGCGTTTGTAGAGGGTATAAAAAAAAGATTAATAGGCAACATGCTTTACGCTGACTTTAACCAGTGTCGCACCGCTACGGGTAGACTATCCTCTTCCTCCCCTAATATGCAGAATATGCCACGGGGCAATACATTCCCTGTTAAGGAGGCATTCGTATCTAGGTATGGAGATAGTGGCACACTACTTGAGTTTGACTTTGCACAACTCGAATTTAGGGTAGCTGCATTCCTATCTGCTGATGAGACAGCCAGACAAGAAATAGAAACAGGATTTGATGTACACTCATACACGGCAGACTATCTAACAAACAACGGTCAGCCTACATCTAGACAGGAGGCCAAGGGCAGGACATTTGCTCCATTGTACGGGGCGATGAGTGGCACACCTGCTGAGAGGGCTTACAACTTACACTTTATTGACAAATACTCTGGCATAAAAAAGTGGCATCAGAATTTACAGACTGAGGCTATCAAAAACAAATGTATTACATTGCCAACGGGTAGGCAGTTTGCATTCCCTCATGCCAAGAGAACAAAGACAGGGGGTGCAACGGGAGCTACAAAGATAAAGAACTACCCCGTACAGGCATTAGCTACGGCAGACATTGTACCATTATGTCTTGTCGCATTGAGAGAGGAGCTGCAAAAAAATAAATTAAGAACTACAATAGTAAACACGGTGCATGACAGTGTATTGCTCGACTGCCCGAATGAAGAAGTCGATAGGGTTGAACAACTTGTAGAAGATGTATTATCTCCTAGTTCAACTAAAGATCGTATCTATTTATACTATAACATAAACATGGATGTACCCCTTCCTATTGACACAAAAACAGGAAGCAACTGGCTTAATATGTCTTGACAAACATGGCTATTTTATGTATAACTGAAGGTCTTGTCTTTACACAAAGAAAGGAAAAATAATGGCTGAAACACAAGAACTAGTAAAGATGGAAGAGTCTGCTGTATTAGCAGAGTTAGCCAAGAGTTTTGGCGAAACAGGTGGTGAGTCTAGCTCATCTAGTTCCCTAGCTAGATTAAGGATAGAGAGGGAAAACCTAGAGGATAGCAATGGCGATATCATCTGTCCATCTGGATACTTCTCAGTGAGTACCGAAGAAGGTAAAGTATATGCGAAAGAAGTATCCTTCCGTTACTATGAACATCGTTATAGATACAAGCGTTACGATGCATTTGCAGAGCGAGTTACTAAGGACGGTGAAAAGGTACAGGGATCATACATACATTCTGTGCTAGTTAAAGGGCCACGCGATGAAGCCCCATCAGATGATGGTGACTTCCAGTGTGGTAGGCCCCTTGAGTATATTAAAGATTGGAAGTCTCTCAGCAAAGATAGGCAGGAGTTCTTAAGATCTTGTAGGCTAATGATTATCTTTTATGGTGAAGCAACTATGAAAGGTGTCAACGAAGAGGGGAAAAAGACAGAGGTTACGTTACCCGTAGAGATAGAGCTATCGGGCAAGACCTCTGGTAAAACTTTATCTAAGTTTTTCTTGGATATGGTTTCAAAGAAACGTGTTCTTCCTAACTCTAGAATTGTTAAGATGAAGAGCAAGAGAGTGTCTGGCGGTGTCACGTACTACGACATAGATATATCTGTTACGGATGATACATCTTATCCTATGGACGATGATACGGTAGCACTATTCAGTAAGTTCCACGATCACATAGCCCAGATTAATAAGTGGGTTATGGAGAAGCATACGTCAGCTAGTGGTTCGGCAGGGTCTGATGGAGATGATGATTTTATAGATCTCAATGAGGATGCTGCTTAATGGATTTGAAGTTAGCCAAGGTTCTTAGTTGGCTTCAAAAGAATATGGATGGGGAGGTGTCCATGACGGAGGACACCATCTCCACCGTATGCAATGATGTAGCTGATGCACTGCGTAAGCAGTTTGCTTCTTCAACAAATAGGAGAGAGTTTAAAGCAAGACCATCTAATCTTGGTAGGCCCTTATGCCAGTTACAGATGGAGAAGAAAGGTGAGAAAGGTGTAGCACCTTCTTATAATTTTATCCTACGAATGATGGTAGGCGATGTAGTAGAGGCTATATTAAAGGGCGTTATAAAAGAAGCTAATCTAGAGGGATACAAGTCTTCTCAAAATCTTACTACTAAAATAGGTAAGCATACAGTAACGGGAGAGGCTGATTTATCTTTCGATGATGGCAGAGTAGATGACATAAAATCTACTTCAGATTTTGCTTTTAGAAATAAGTTTATTAGTTGGAATGCATTAAAAGAGAAAGATTCTTTTGGGTACGTAACACAGCTACACGTATATGCTTCCGCTACGGGTAAACCTGCTGGTGGTATATGGGCAATGAACATATCTACTGGCGAACTCAACAGGATAGAAAGCACTGACACTACGGCAGAGGTGTCTAGCATTTTAAAAGAAGCAGAGAAGAAAATAGATGCATTAGTTTCAGACGCACCTTTTAAAAGATGCTTTGAAGATGAGCCAGAAACATTTAATAGAGTGCTTACTGGTAACAGAAAATTAGGTATGGAATGCTCGTGGTGTAAATATAGATTTAGTTGTTGGCCTAATTTACAAGAGAGAGAGTCAGTATTTTCTAAGGCTAAGAGCAAACCTATAGTAGCATACACACAGTTAAACTCTATGGGAGAGGAAGCAGCATGAGTATGCAAAGTACATTTGGTTTAACTACTTATGGTTGCATACAACTATAAAATAGCACATGGTTTTAGATCAGGTTTAGAAGAAAGAGTATGCGAACAACTAGCTTTCTTAAACATACTAGACTGCTATGAGATTAAAAAGATACCCTTTGTTCAACCAGAAAAGAACAGGAATTACACACCAGACTTTTGGCTACCTAACGGAATAATAGTAGAAACAAAAGGTGTATTTACTGTACAAGATAGACAGAAACATTTACTAATAAAAGAACAATACCCTGATTTAGATTTAAGGTTTGTATTTTCTAACTCTAAAAATAAATTAAGAAAAGGAAGCAAAACCACCTACGCAGATTGGTGCAACAAGTATGGTTTTATCTTTGCCGATCAGCTTATACCTGAACAATGGATCAACGAAAAAAAGAGAGGCAACAATGAAAATAAAAAACCGAATGAATCTGCTACCAAACGAATTGTGCGTACTAATAAAAGTAAAGTCAGAAATACCCGAAGAAAAACAAATTGAATTTGACATACTACCAATACTTCACGAAGATATGTCAGAGCTATCCGACTCTGCGTTAGACACTGTTACAGATATAATGAAAGCAATGTGCGCTGTCGCAGTTCTTGAGCCACCTGCTCTAGATGTTTTACTTGAAATATATTATGATAAGTTTCAAGACATGGAGAGAATGAAAGCACAAGAAGAGACTGAAGGTGTCGTTATACCCTTTCCTTTTCCACCCGTAACTAAACACTAGCACAACAAGGACACATTATGAAAGACATGGTGAACAACCCACCACACTATAATCAGAGTGGGATAGAGTGCATAGATGCAATAGAAGCTGCACTATTACCTAACTTTAAATATTACCTGCAAGGTAACATACTGAAGTACCTTTGGCGATTCGATTACAAAGGTAAACCAACTGAAGATTTAAAAAAAGCACAATGGTATTTAAACAAGCTAATAAAAGTTGTTGAAGAAGAAGAAAACGAAAGGGGTATATAAAGTGTCATCATTCAGATCTAACAATAATCCACAATTTAGAAATAAGTTCTCAGAAGATATATTTAAATACAAGTATGCACATGAGGGGTGTGAAACATGGTCTGATTTAGCATCTACACTCGTAAAGGATGTGTGTGGTACTTTACGAACAGGTGAACAAAACCTGATGACACTTGACGAGCAGGACGCTCTTACCAGATATATAGATGAATTGAAGTTTATTCCTGGGGGTAGATATCTTTACTATGCAGGACGCAAGAAACGGTTCTACAATAACTGTTTCCTGTTAAAGGCAGAAGAGGATACGCGAGAGGATTGGGCTAACCTAAGTTGGAAAGCTGAATCCTGCCTGATGACGGGCGGTGGTATTGGGGTAGACTATTCGGTGTATCGAGAGGCAGGTAAAGTTCTTGGGGGGTCTGGCGGTTTATCTTCTGGCCCTATTCCTAAAATGCAAATGATAAACTCTATAGGACAGAAGGTAATGCAGGGTGGATCTCGTAGGTCTGCTATCTACGCATCTCTTAACTGGAAACACAAAGATGTATCTACGTTCCTCCACGCGAAGGATTGGGATACGATGCCAGTCGGTGACACTGGTTTTACTTTGAAGCAAATAAAAGAGCAGGACTTTAATTTTCCTGCACCATTGGATATGACAAACATATCTATTAACTATGATACAGAGTGGTTGCTAAACTATTGGAATGGCGAAGGGTGCGGGGATACCTTCAAGGAAAACATAGCTCAAGCTATGCGTACAGGAGAACCTGGGTTTAGCTTTAATTTTATGGAGAATGAAAATGAAACTCTACGTAATGCATGTACTGAGGTGTGCAGCGGCGATGATTCTGATGTATGCAATCTTGGCAGTGTTAATTTTGGCAGGATTGAGGACATATCTGAGTTAGCAGATATAGTTAATCTGGCTACTAAATTTCTTATATGCGGAACACTCAGGGCAGAGTTACCTTACCAAAAGGTCTATGATGTTAGGGAAAAGAATAGGCGATTGGGTTTAGGTATTATGGGTTTACATGAATGGTTAATTAAAAAAGGAGAAAAATATGAAGTTACTGGAGAGCTTCATCGCTGGTTGGCAGTTTACAAAGGAGTCAGTGATGATGTGTCTAGACGATTTGCGGATGCACTATCAATATCTAGGCCCGTGGCAAATCGTGCTATCGCTCCAACAGGTAGCATTAGTATTCTTGCTGGGTCTTCTTCTGGTATAGAACCTATTTTTGCGGTAGCATATAAAAGAAGGTATCTTACGGGAGGACACAGATGGAAGTATCAGTACGTAGTTGATTCATCTGCACAAGAATTAATAGACACCTACGGTGTAGATCCTGATAGTATTGAGTCTGCATTAGACTTAGCAGAGGACTACAAAAGACGTATCCGCTTTCAAGCAGACGTACAAGATTATGTTGATATGTCTATTAGTTCGACAATCAATTTACCTGCTTGGGGTAGTAAACTTAACAACCCTGATCTCGTAGATGATTTTGCAGACACCCTAGCTAGTTATTCTCATAGATTACGAGGCTTCACAGTTTACCCTGATGGATCTAGGGGCGGTCAACCTCTTACATCTGTGCCTTATTCTGAGGCAGTAGACAAACTTGGCGAAGAATTTGACGAACACGTAGAGACACATGATATATGTGAGATCAGTGGTACAGGGGGAGTATGTAGTGTTTAATAGATACAAGCCTACGCACAAGAAGAAGCGTAAGCACCTCAATGAGAAAGCATTCTTTGAAGGACGAGAGGGCTTTAGGGTTAATAGCTATAACCCGTATAGACAAAGATCTCTAGAGTACAAAGAGTGGGAGCGAGGTTATAACAGGCAATACTTTATTAATTTAAACAAATTAAATAGGGCTGCGTGATATGCAGTTGCCACTATTTCCTACATTAGAACATGAGGATCTTGGTGGAGGGGAGGGTAAGGTATGTAGTAAATGTAATACATATCTTCCCCTGTCTGCTTTTTCTCCGCATTCAGGTGGTAACTTTCTAAGACCAGAATGTAAAACGTGTAACAATGAATTATATAAAGTAAGAGAAAGATTACGACAAGAAAATGGTATGCCAGAAGAGGGATACACTTGCCCTATTTGTGGTGGGGATTCAGAAAGAGTAAAGGGCAAAGGTAATACAAAAAACGGGCCTTGGGTGCTAGATCATTGCCATGACACAGAAACATTTAGGGGATGGTTGTGCCACAAATGTAATCGTGCCTTGGGTGGTTTTGATGATGATCCAGACATACTAAAAAGAGCATTAAATTATTTAGAAAATCATCTTAGAAAAATTTTTACTGTATAGGATATTAACATGAAAAATAAATTAGCATTAGGGGGAATAACAATTGCTTTACTGTTATCTTTTGTTGGACTATCCAACGCTCAACCAACATCGAGTATGGAATGTAAACCGCTTCCAATGTCTGCTGGAGTTATTGAAGGTCTTCACAAAGAAAGAATAGTGTTTAGAGGGGTATCTAATCGAGGTCATGTAACCATAATACACTTAAATAAAGATACGGGTACATGGTCTGCTAATGTTATATTGCCAACAAGGATAACTGAATTGTGCATGGTTGATGCTGGTACAACAGGTGAGATAACAGATACTACTTTTATGGAAGAAAAATAGGCTAAATTGCGTATACGGCACTTTAAGGGGGGCTACAGAGCAAGTAGGCAAAATCTGGACTATACCTACCAGAGGGTATCTTTGCAGCCCATTCTGCCTCATCCTACGAGGTCGTTTTTTCTATATCCTTAATAATTTTCTCTAATTTGTAGAATTTTATACGATCATTGGGTAGGTATCGCCAAACTGTTCCTCTTCCATTATGTATCTGTATTATTGTCTCATAAAATCCTATCTTTACTATGATACCTCGCTCTCCATCTAACAAACAAGTATCGCCTTCGTTAAAACTAGAGTGCATTCTAAACTTAATTCCATTCATAAAGTTGGTAGCAAAGTCACGTACCATCAACGTGAGTATCAACGCCAACATTATAACTAGCATAGGAGTAATCAACTCTACTAGTTCAATAGACATACTGTTTATATCTGTAAGCTCTTTCATTTTTCTCGACTATTCCACAAATCAAATAGAACTTTTACTTTTTCTTTGAGGGTGTCTATCTCCCCATGCATCTTTGCTAACACGATTACTAGTGTTACAAACCCGAATGCGATAGGCCACCCTGATACTATGATGCTCCAAGCGTCTTCCATTTTCTAACGAAATCCTCATTACTTACGATAGCTTCTAGTTTTCTTAGCTATCTTCTTCGGCTGTTTTACGTGTTGCTTTCCAGCCTTTGTTCCTTTACGTTTGGCCCTAGACGTAGCTGCATACTCAGCAGAGCTAAGAGACTTGATGGCAGCTGACGGTAGATATCTTTCGCCAGTAGCCTTTGGGCCTTGCGTAGATGGCTTACCTGATTTAGTACGCCACTTTTGTTTAGTCCAGTTTTTAAGACTTCTTTGTGATTTTTTTAGAGCCATTCTTTTTTCCACCTCTTAACTTTTTAAGATCTGCACCAGTTATCTTATTTCTAGGTGGTGCAACTCTAGCCAACTTCTTTTGCTTTGGGCTGTATTTTTTCATAGGCATATTTATCTCCCGTGTTTCTTTCTTAAACTTTCTTTAGCTTTCTTAGCTATCCTAGCCTGTTCAGGCTTACCCCCATATTTACTACGCTGTTCTAGCACTGTGAGTATTTGTATCTTTCTAGCGTATGGTTTATTTATGCGTTTAACTTTAGCAACAGTTGCTCTGGCATCAGCAGGGGTAGCGTATTTTATACTGACAGTATCTTTTGGATTCTCATCAGTATATAAACGTCTATCACTACCCTTTGGCTTTTTACCAGTTCCTACTTTAGGATCTCTTTTTTTTCTTGGCACTTTTTTTGTACCCTTTCTTTTGATCTTTTAATATTTTATTTAAAGATTTAGCTTGACTTGCATGAGTCTTAGATGCTTTTCTCAAGCCTTTGACTATTTTTGTTAAGGGTTTAGTATAGTGTGGCATTATCCTCTATAACCTCCACCTTTTGCTTTGTACTGCTTCGCTAACATCTGAGCCTTTCTCGCTGACCACTGCCCAGGTTTTCCTCCCTTTCCACCAGCCTTTATTTTATTAAATAAATTTTTACGCATCGTGGGTTTAGTATAGTTACCAGCTTGGTTTACTTTACTTTTACTTTTCTTTTTAGTAGCCATGTCTTCTCCTTAATTGTACTATCTCCCCTACTAGGGAGGATACCAGTGCTTATATGCTATTGCGTAAATCATCCAATAAACATTAAGCGTTCATGTTCTCTCCTTCTCACAAGTCCTTTTAATTTTCTACCTCCAGCGTATACCCATCGCGGAAATTCGTTAGCTGCACCAATGTAGTCTCCCCTGTTTATTTTACGCCTTAGTGTGCTGCTTTGTAGCGCACCACTGCCTAGATTAAATACGAATGAACATAAGGCATTGAACTGTCCATCCTCTAGTGGAACTCTTATGTGTCTGAGAACTGCCATCTCAGACTTCTTAACATCTCTTCTTAATAAATAGTCTGCCTGATCTTCGTTTATATCAGGGTGATCTTCAGTAACTCGCTTATCATCCATGCCCCAGATAGCCCCGTACCCTATAGTCCAATGTTGTGCAGGACAAAGGTACGGGGAGGAACTATAACCCTCGTATAACTTAATTAAATCTAAACCTTCATCAGTCATACGCCTCATAGTCTATCCTTAGTTATTATCTGAGTACAGGTTATTAAAAGTTACAGATGGATCTAGATAGGACTCATGGGATTCTGCTGAGTGTGTCCATTGCGAAGGTGCAAAGTCAGGTACACCCTCTCCTGTTCGCCACAAAGCAGGACTAGTTGCTCTTACCCTATTGTTTGGCAATGCCACTATATTCCCTGTCCATTTCCCTGCATCCAATAGTTGGATTACATGAGACTGTTTGTGTTGCGCTGGATCATCTGCTATTTCGTGATCAGTGTAATCCACAGTAAACATATACTTACCCGTGTAAAACTCACCATCTATCTTACACAACCAAGGGGAGGAGCTTACTCTATCCATCACTACTACACTGTGATGTCTAGACTCACAATCCCAAGGCTGACATAGATGATCATCCATTGGTTCGGGCCATTCCTCTACGGGAACATCGGCTACTAGGGCCTGTATCGGCATCCTAGCCCACATTGCACCGCCATGAATGTTTTCGTCAGGGCCATCTTCCCTGTCTATTTCACACCCTGTAAATACTACCTGAAAACTCAATGACCTATCAGGTATAGTGTTTACTGCGAAGGCTAAAGCGTGAAGGAACTCACCGTGATAATCTTGATGGTTACTGGTAAATTCCTTACGCACCCAACATTTAAAGTATGGGATATTACTTATGAGATAGGGCATTATCTACGTCGAGCTGCTCCACCCCTTGCGTACCCCTTGGCCTTTTTCATGCCACCTTTAGCCATTCCTTTAGCCATCTTTTTCTTTTTCATTGTTTTGCTTTTGTGCATAGGCATAGTTTAGTTCTCCAATTTAAAATATCCTGATAGTATACGTTAGCGTGACAACCACACTAACTTACTTCAGGTTCACACTCACACTTTATATTACATCCACACTCACAAGTTATGGTTAAAGTGTCAGTATTATCTTCTACAATAGTATCATTTTTTTCTACGATTGTATTCTCTTTATTTACAGTTACGTATGTTCCATCTACCATTATTTTTTCCCCATGATCTGTAAAGAAGATACTTTCTTGACCGCATCCCCCTAAATTATCTATTATGGCGTTCATCTGTTTTCCCCTTTGTGTGTAATAGTTTCTATAGTAACCCATCACAACTTACCATTTTACTTTGTTCGCCCAATATGCAGCCGACATTTTGCCCTTTGCTATATTTTTAGCATGTCTTGCTTTAAACGATTTTCTTCGCGCTTTTTGTCTTGCTGATTCTCCTTTCTTTGGTTTACCTGCTGTCTTAACGCCCTGTTGTCCAAAACGTATCAACTTCTCTTTACCGCCCTCTCTAGCTAGTACGGCATGAGATTTAGTAGGGTGGTCAGGTGTTCTTTTGGGTTTGTTATAACCAGAGAATGTTTCACTACCCTTCTTTACAGTCATTACGAACTACTCCTTGATCTTTGGAGGGCGCGACTTCCAAACCAGAATGATATAATAGCAGCGAATATTCCCTGCGTTTCTTCATCCCACAGTGTCTGTATCGCTATCTCCCATACGATACCGTCAGTATATATTAGGCCATATAGCGCAGTGCCTTTGATGACTGCGAATAGTGTAAAAAATAAGTATGTTATAACTGGCCTTACACTTGCCCTCAGTCCTGCCATGAAGCCCGTTGACTTCATTGACTGATCGTGTTTGTACAGAGCCTTGCTCTCGCTTATATCGGCCTCTATATTCAGTGCCTCTAGCTTTTGTGTGTGCGCTAGTTTAGATGCCTCTATCTGGCGATCCATCATGGCAAGTTCGTGCTTCCTGTCTTGCCAATCGGAGAACATATCAAAGGCTTTAGGTAGCGCGGAACCTGCAAATCCAATTAATGATCCTAGTATTGTAATCATTGTTTAAATGCCTCTTCCATAAGTTTTTGTTTTTCATTTACTAACACTTCATACTCAGAGGTTAATAAAGAACTTTCTTTTACTAAAGCAGATTGAACTACTCTATCGTTCAACCCTGCCAACATATACACTTCACGGTTATTCATTGCATCTTCAGTAACTGTTATAGCCATCCTCTTTGCATTTTCTATTAATTTTGCTCTAAGTTTATCTACAACGGGTTTCCTGCTATCGTTTAAACTAGATATATAATATAGATTTTTATATTGATCGGAGTTTATCGTTTCCATTAAGTATTCAAGATACCTTTCCCCTTCGTATATAGATTTTTTGTAGTACAAAAAGGAGTTTAATTTTTTCTTTTGACTAGTTCCTGGTATTTTTATATTAGGATCTGTAAATTTTGGTTTTATTTTTAGTTCCGCTAAAGTAGCCGACAAACCTGCCGTGGGTATTCTAGTACCTGGTCTAGTAAGCACGACAGTATTTCCAACTTTCTTCAGTGTACTTTCTAAATATGTTGCATTAGTGTCTGTGTCATTAAATATTTTAGCAGCCTTAGCTCTGTTTACGATGCTACCAAACTCATCTATTCTTGGATACAATCCTGCATTTTCTTCTCCAAGTATGTCTTTTAGAGTCTCTCTTGCTCCAGGAATTTTAGAAGTCATTTTTGCTACGAATAATTTAAGGGCATTCATATTTACATAGGAGTCTTTTATAACAGGATCGTAAAAAAAGTTTGCTTGTTTATTACCATCTTCATCTACACTAGCAAATGACTCTGCTGTTCTGGACACTATGTTAGGAACTAGACCACCTACAATTGTGCCACCTGCCTTTGCAGATGCAGCTATTGCTTTCTCAAGCATATTGTCTGATCGAGGAGAGTATACAGTGTCCATAATTTCTCCCATACTTTTTAAGTAAGTTTTATCTGAAATCATAGTTACTAAGTTTTTAAACATACTCTTTGCCACAAAAAATGACAGGGTGTTAAAATCTTCTCTTTCAGCAGGAGATAGTTTTGCCTGAGATAACTCATTAGTTATGTATTGAAAGTCAGAAGCTAATGCTGCTATCTGTGAAAAAGGATCTAATCTAGATATGGGATAATATTTATCGTTTATTTTTATTGAGTACGGCTCCCATCCTGTCTTTGTCATTCTATCTCGTTCTGCATAATCTGTAGGGCCACCGCCAGTTATTATACCTGCTTGTGCTAAACTATACGCACCCGTAAGGTATGTCATACCTGCTAGTTGTCTATTTATTCTTTGTTCTTTTATTAGCTCTTCTGTTCTACTTAGCTCTCTAAACTTTTTAGCCTGTTCTTCTGTGAGATCATCTACGTCTACATCCCTAAGTTGTTTTAGCATTTTTCTGTTTTTAAATGCATCAGGGCTTAATAAACCAAGAGGGGTTCTTTCTAATGAATATATCAGTAGATTTAGTGGGGTACGCACAAATGGCATTAAGGCTGTTCCTAAACCAATACCTGACTTATCTAGTATTCTACGAAACGCCTCACCTCCTTTTGTAAGAGCATTCTGTTGTTGGAATGTAGCTTCTAAAAATTCTTTCTCTGCGTCCTGTAGCATCTTTGGTGTAGGGTTAGCTACTAGATACTCTATCATTTCAGAGGCATTTAAGTTTTTAGGATCTAGTGCTTCACCTGCACCATCATCACCTACTAATTTAAAATGTTTTTCGTCTACTGTAACTTTTGTACCATCAGCTAATTCTACCACTTCAGAACCACCTTTTCTTTGTAGTTCATATCTAATAGCTCTAACCTGCCTAGAAGCCATTTCGTATAGAGCTGCATTATCTGCTATTGCTTTAAACATAGTATCAAATGCTGCCATACCAGTAGTAGGAGCGCGAATAACCCTACCTACGATACTAGGTATAGATTGCACAGTTCCAGCCTTTTCTGATATTTCATAACGCCCATATCTAGGATCTACAGGCATTTCTTTTCTTAAAACTTCTAAAAACAAACGTCCTGTTTTTGCAGCGTTAGATACGGACGCACCATGAGAAGCTACCATAGCGTCTAATTCTTTCTTGTATAAATTAGACATACCTTCTTTTGATACTATTTGTGTAACAAATTGATCAGGTGGTAAATTATCTGTGTTTTTACCGTATCTTCCTGCACGTATATTATAAAATAAATTATCTATGACCAGAGGATTTTCTTTACCTTGCCTTAAAAGATTGTCTATTTCTTTTATTTGAAGAGGTACAACATTTGCTTTTCCGCTACCACTTGCTTTACCTACGGACATACCTCGTAGCCTTTGATACAGATCTCCAAACAACATGACGCTAGAGGGGTCAACCTCTTGGCCTGTAAATTTAGCACCTAATAATCTTAGTGACCCTCTTGTTGCACCAAATGTTCCCTCTATTGCAGTACGTGCAAACTGTACTCCTAAGTTACCTGCTATATTTACTAGCTGAGTATCAACGGCAGACAATATAGAGTTGTACCAATATTGCCCAATACCTGCTTTTACATTCTGTAACCAGTTCTTTTGTACGCCCTTCTTTAACAGATCAATGCGTTTTTGCATTGCTGCGGAACCTACAAATTCTTCTTTAGACATTGATTGTATAAGAGAGTCTATGTCTTTACCACCCGACTCAACTAGATCATCCATCCATCTTGCTTTGGGGCCATTAGGTATGTTAATATTAAATGACTGAAGTAATCTACCCGACTCGTTAGCTATCCCATTTACAGTATTTTGGACGGATTCATATGCTAATAGCTGTTGAGTGTATGCTGCTTTTACTTGTTTATATTCAGATAGTGATTCTCTACCTTGTTTTTTTAACGTGTTTGCTTCTCTAGCCAGATCAAACAATACGTCTGCTGTATCAACTAATAATTGTCTAGCAGCTAATGCATATTCTGTAGCTCCTTTTAGACCAGAGCCTAATACAACATTGCCCTCTGGGTCTGTACGTAAACGCAATGTGCCTTGATTTTTAGACACAACATCTAGCATACCATTTACATCTTTGTGTCCTAATAAATCAGCAGCTTGTTCTAAAGACTTATTATTAGTTTGAGTAGGAGGCCATGTTCCGTTAGGATTATCCTTTAAATAATTATCTCTAAGGGCCTCGCCTGTTTCATTTATAAGATTATATACTTCGTACTGACTAGAATTTATTCTATTTAAATTTATAGATCCTACATATTTATCTATAAACTCTGTAGATTTACCTTGTTTTTCTAGTGTGTTTTTAATTACCATTTGCGATCTAGCAGAAAGATCTCCAGAAGGATTGCCATCTAGTTTAGCTTCGTCAGCTAATTCTTCTAATTGCTCTACTGTTAAAGGTTTTCCTTTTTTACCTAGAGGACTTTCATCTACAGTTCTTGGTTTTATGGTTCTACCGAATAGGCTAACCAACTGAACTGCACCATCCATAACTGTTCCTATGCCTAGACCCTCTGCTGCCATTTTAATACGGGCAGTCATTTCTGAGTCACCCTCATGGTATTTAAGAAGCTCACCTACATCTTTTAATATTGGAACATCTGTAGATGCTGCTAGGTCAGCTAGTCTAGCATCTGTTGGATCAAATACTAATTGTTCTGCTACACCTGCTGTTGCACCTCCTTTTGCCATAGACTTTACGACATTGTTATTTGCTATAGAGACTGCTTTTTTACCCAAACCTGTGGCTAGTAAATTAGTATTGCCACCAGACAAACCTATTCTTGATAGGCCATACGCACCCATCTTTGTAATCCCACCAGCAACTTTTAATATTCCTAATCCTGGAACAAGACCTACTCCTAGTTGCCCTACGCCAGATGCTAATTGACCTGCCATTGTTTGAGGCTCTGCTATTTCTACCTCATAGTCTTCGTTAGGAACAACGTCTATAGAACCATTAAGTAAATCTTCTTCTATATAATTACCTGCGTCCAAGGCTAGGTTATACATCTGCCCTATACCTTTAGACGCACCATAGGCAATGCCTCTTCCTACATCACTTACATAGTCACCAAAACCAAAGTCATCTTCAGATTTATCTGGAGCAGGTATTTCATCTCCTATAAATTGTTTTCTTGATTCGCCTATAGTTTCAGGAGATTCTAATCTAGGAGCAGATGACATATCTTCTTGTTCCTTACGTACCTGTTGTTCAAATTCTTCTTGAGTCATGTCAGGTTCGTTATCAATACGAGTTATTATTTCTTGTAGTCTTTGCTCTATATTTTGCATGAGTACACTTTCTTATTATTCGTTACCTAATATGCTACGGCGTGGATCTTTGGCTTTTTCTTGCATAGTCCTTCTATCCGCACCTGATGATCTAGCAAAAGTAATAAGATTGTTTCTATATTTATCAATAAGTTTTAAAGCATCTGCCTCAGTAGCATCTTTCCCTAAAATTTTTAAAATTTCTTTAGGATCACGATTATTTTTTGCTATTTCTTCAAGTGCTTTATTTAAACGAGTAGTTGTGTCAACGTACATTTCGTTTTCTATCTCAACTATTTTTTTGTTTAATTTTTCCATTTTATCAGTAAATTTTTTTCCTGCTTCTTCTGCTCGACTTTTATATGTTTTTACAAATTCTGATTGTAATTTAGCTTGTTCTTTGTACAAAGGTGCTAGTATATTTCTTACAGCAATAGGTTGTGCAAGTGCTTGTGCGTCTTTGTCTTGCATAGTTAATGCAGTTGCTACATCTTGAGAAACAGACATTGCTGTTCTTTTACCACGTAGAGAGAACGGCAATCCACTAGGTTGGATACCCCTTGTAGGAGTACCATACGCATACTGTGTATCTGGCTCTAACAGTGTGCCTCTACCAGACGCAACAATTCTTCTTTCAGCCCTACGCATTGACTCTACAGGATCAGGCACACCAAAACCTAATTTAAATATATCCTTTAGGCTCATGTCTTTTTCTTCTTCTTCAACGGCAGGAGCGTATGTGCCTTTAGATGTTCTTATGTCTGATAGTTTAACTTTCTTTCTATCTGATGCCTTATATATATCTTCTGGATTTGCAATGTTGTATTGCTTCGCCATATCTTTAAACCAGTACCCTGTTTTATTTGTGTCTGCTTGTATGGCTTTTTTAACAGCAGCAAAGTTTTCATCACTAGACATGGCATCTTTGTAAAAACCTACAGGTGCATCAGGAAGATTAGATGTTAAAAAATTTAATTGCCCTTGCAGACCTGCTTTTAGTTTATTATCTAAGGCTTTATTTTTAGCAATATTAGAGCGTAGCAGTTTTACGTGTTCTGTAACTGCCTTTCTGTCTTCTTCGCCTTTTCTCTTAATGTTCTCAGCAATCTGTGTACCTGCCGAAAGTACGAAGTTTTGACCAAACTCTTTTAAATCAGACATTAATCCCATTGTATTATCCCATCATTAGTGTTGTAGGCTCTTCTTCTTCTTGAGGGTCATCTTCCATGTCCATAGCCATCATGTCATCGTCCATAGGCATCATGGAATCCATACCGTCTGGTGGAGCCATCATGCCAGATGGTTCTTCCATCATGTCATCATCCATGTCACCTTCCATTGCCATACCTTCTTCGCCCTCTTCTCCTTCAGCTAAAGTTGCAAGAACCTGATCTACTTGAGCCTGTCGTTGCATGGCCCCTGATTCATCTCTTCTTGCGACCTCTATGTCTGCTTCCTGACCTATGAGAAGTATTAAATCTGTAAAAGGCTCTTTTAGTATAACGCCCATGTCAGCAGATATTTGACCCATCATAAATGCATTCATAAGTACGCCATCCACGATGGTGTCTGCTGTAATACCCATTTCAAGTAGTCGCACAGTATTGATTGCGTTTTCTTCTTCATTAACAAACTTTTCGTACAAAAACATATAGTACTCATCAGGATCAGAATAATCAGGGGGTGTCTCAAAAGGAACAGACCCTAATTCTCCAGATACTAATGATTGTCCTGGTATTGCACTTTCAAATTCACTGAACGCATTATCTTCCATAGCCATAGCTTATTACTCCTTTTTAATCTGTTGTGTTTGTTTGTAACATACTACGTATAGCATCTTGATACGTTCTAGCTGTAGTAAATGTATCAGTAGGTGCTATTGGCTTAGACGTAGGTTTCTTTTGCTCTCTAAGTAATCTAGTTCTTTCAATGTCTGTTCTTGACAATGCAGTAGGAACTCTTACTCTACTAAACGGATTAGTTATTCCCATTTATAGTACTCCTCTATGATAAGAATGGTATTTTTAAATTGCTTGCAAATCCAACTATAGCTTCAGCACCCTTCTCTGTACCAGCTAGATTACCAAATATATTACCCAATATACTACCTGCTGCACCCAAGAAACTGCCACCACCTTCTTTTCCTCTAGCGGCTGCTTCTGCTTGTAGTGTAGCTATAGCTAAGTTGTTTTGTCTCTGTAGATCATTTTGACCAGACTGATAGAAATAGTCGGCCTCATCTCTAGCTAACTGTACAAGATTATTTAGCGCAGTATTAGATCTATTAAGAATAGCGGTAGCATTAAATTGGTTAGCTGCATTCTTAGCTGCAGTATTTGCGGTGTTTGTTTGTCTTCTAAAGACAGCATTTGCTTGTGCTATGGCTAGTTGGTTTCTAGAATAAAACTCATCTTTTGCCCTAGCCGTGTTCACATTAAACTGTGCGATAGCATTTGCCTGACCTGCATTATATTGAGATATTGCAGTTCGTTGACTAGCGTTGTTTAAATTTACTGCCTGTTGCAAATTACTAAAGAATTGATCTGTCTGGTTTTTACTGGTTGCGTTAAATTTACGTGTAGCGTTTATCTCAGCTGCATCAGTAAACAGGCTCTGCACCCTGTTCTGTGTATTTAATACGGCTGTTTGTTGTCTAATGTCCAACTCTTTTATGTCGGCAGTTAGTAGGTTTGCTGCGTTTGTTATTTCTGCCTGTTGCCTGTTACTTAGGTTCTGCTGTTGGAACTGTGCATATATCTGTGCATCTGCTTGTGCTATAGGTAGTCCTGATTTTAGTGCAGTCTCTAATAACATCTCTTGATATACGCCACTAGATGCAGTTATTCCCCTACGTGCCAGTATATTCTCTGCCCCTTGTATGGCGTTTGCTGCCCAAGGTGGTACGGAGTCACCTGCAAAGTCCTCCATTATAATACCTAGTTGACCCTTTACAGTTGATCTTGCATCTACCTCCTCCTGTTGCGCTCTTACTAATCGTATATCATTTACAAATTGCTCTGCTTCCATGTCTTGTTGAGCTATTGCATTTGCTACTGTCTGGGCTGAAGACACATTTGCGTCAGTTCTAGTAACCTGTTGTGCGTCTGTTACACCTGCTAGTGTCTGTCCTGCTGCTAAATCTCTAGTTTGGAATGCGGGGTCTGTCCGATCTATGATTGTTCCTGGTGCGTTAGGGTCTATTTGTTCTGCTGTTAGTCTTGCACCAGAGGGCAGTTTTGCATTAGGATCTTGCGATATATCTGTTTGTACACCTTTAGCACTTTGATACCCAAACGGATCTACTAATCCTCTTTGACCAGCTGCATCTTGTATAAATGCTTGAGCAGTTGTATCTGTAGGGGTTCCTTGAAAACCTTGACTTATAGCAACTGCCCTAGTATCTAGCTGTTGAGTTGTTACGTTGGGGTTTACGGATGGATCGCCCAATCGCTGATCTACTATCTCACCGCCCAATAAGTCGCCACGTATCTGAAATGCCTGTTGTCCTGTAGTTGGATCAGTAGTAACTACTGGGTTACCTTGCTCATCAAAGTTAAATAAATTAGGATTTGTAGTAGGCGTAGGCCCACCTTCAGGTATTACAGGGGCCATAGGAGCAGGGCTTTCGCCCTCTTCTTCCTTATTCTGCCTTTCTACTGCTTCTTTTATTTCAGCATCAGTAAGCTCACGAAACTCTCCATCTTGTCCTATATTTGGATCAAATATTTGTAGTCCTGTTGCCATATCACTATCTCTTTCTTTTTATCTTAGCCCACTCTTGGGTCTGGAGTAACTGGCCCTAGCGCACCTACTTGCCCTTGCTCTGCAACTTCCATAAGCCCTTTGTTTATGTTTTGAGTAGTTCGTTCTGCTACTCGCTCTGCTGCTAATACGGCAGGTAAAGATCCTGCTACTGGTGCAGCTTGTGCCATCATACCCGTTGGTGCAGGTACTCCTGTAAGTTGCTCTGCTATTCTATTTGTTTGTAGGCCATATGTATTTGCTAGGTCTTTTAACTCAGTGGCGCGAGTATTTAATGTAGATAGAATATTTGCCCTATCTGCATTTGACAGGTTCTCAAAGTTTCTTAGTTGATTTGTTAATGCAGTTAAATCGCTACCTATAGCTGAAGCCTGACTTCCTACGCCACTTATAGCAGTTGATAGCCCTGTTTGTCCAGTCATTAGACCTGCCTGACCTTGAAACAAAGTTGTAGGATCGCCTGTTGTAGGGTCAACTGGTGCCTCACCAATACCTTCCTGTATACCTGTTATACCTTGTTGTGCGGTAGTAAGGTCTTGGGCTAATCCTGCCTGACCACCAAACAATGTGGCATCTGGTGTAGGGGCTGTACCAATACGCCCTGTTATGTCTTCTTGTCCTGAAATAAGACCTGTAGTATCTTCTCTTATACCAGCAGTTTGCCCCATTAAAGTTTGAGGTTGCCCAGTTGCTCTAGTTCCAATAAGATCAGAAACATCACTAATATCATCTCTTACGGGTTGTAGATTAGATTCAGTTTGTAATGCATTTGCTGTAGCAGTGTTTACTGCTGTTGGTGACATTATACCTGCTGATGAAGAGCTTGGTTGTTCTGGAAGTGCATTTGCAACAGCAGTTGCCACTTCACTGGCTATTGTAGAAGGTAGACCTGCTATCACAGATGCTAAATCAGGCCCTTCTTCCTCCCCATCTTCTGTATCTGTACCACCAGTACCACCAGTGCCTCCTGTACCACCAGTACCACCAGTGCCTCCTGTACCACCAGTACCACCAGTTGCACCATCAGTTGCACCACTAGCACCAGGAAGTAAAGCAGCATCTCCAATGTTAGGTCTAGGCAATACTCCTACCTCATATCCTGCTACAGGAAGTTGGTTGTTAGGATTCTGTACGTTTAACGCTGCCCTTTGCTCTGGGGTGCTTGAGTAGAAATCACGAATGTATCTCTGTGAGTCGGTCAAGCTCTGATCTGGCGTATTAACTAAATCTTGGAATGTGTCAAATACGCGAGTAGGATCGGGTTCTGCTGGAGACATTATTCCTGCCGATTGATCTACTGGAGGTTCATCTACTATAGGAGTGTCAGTAGTACGTATTCCTGGAGTATAATTATCTACAGGTAGTTGAGCATTAGGTTGTTGTGCGTTTAATTGTCTCCTCACTTCTACGGGGCTAGAGTAAAAATTACGTATATATATTTGCTCTGGCGTAAGACTTTGATCTGGAGTGCTAATTAATTCCGCAAAAGAAAATTGTCTATTTGGATCTGGGGGAGTAACAGTAACTGTATTTTGTTCTGGCTGTGGCTCTGGCTGTGGCTCTGGCTGTGGCTCTGGTTCTGGTTCTGGTTCTGGCTGTGGCTCTGGTAACACAACATTTTGACCTTCTACAACAGGCGCACCAGGATTAAAGGGTCTATCTTCTTTAAACCCTTGTGATGTATAATGTTGTATTGCATATTTTGCTAATTCTAAAGAGTCTGCGCTACCGTCTTCCCTATATACACCTTTTTCAGTAGCATCTTGTTTAAGATCAGGGTTAGCCTCCACGTAATTACTTACTGCAGCAGGATCAAAACCTATAGTAGTTGGTAGTGATGGTATTTCAGATGGCCCTGCTAATTGTCTTCCTGAAACAGGATCGGTTACAGTGGTGGTAAAAGTAGTAAGACCTCCTTGATCTAGAGGTTTAAGAAATACATTAGGAACACCTATTGATCCCTCTCTATTTTCTCCCCCTCCAAATTGTTTAAAGTGATCTTCTACACTAGTAAATTCACCCCTAGATACTGCTTGTACGACATCTGGATTAGCCCTTGCGTACTGTTGAGGATTAAAACCCTCTGGTAATCTATATCTTTCAACCATCTTACTTTCCCCTCTCTAATACTTTATCTAATTTATCCTCTAACCTATGTAGAGCATCCGTAACCATTCTCATGTCCTCTCGTAG